AGGCAGCGGCAATCATCTCTTTAGTAAAATATTTGCACTTCACGACAAGGTATTCGGATGGAAAAGCCTACTCAATACATATTGGGAAGGACATCATCATGAACCATTTGCAAAGTATTGGACTCATCCAGAGCTACTACACGAGTTTGATTGGACACAAAAAGAACACTACGTAACATCGATTAGTTGCCCTTACGTTAACAATAAACAGCCTCATATACCAAAATATAAAAAGTTTATTGAAATTGCTAGTCAATATTGTGAAGTATCTGTTGCTATACTAGGTAGAGATAGTAACATATTACAGTATCAACAGCAACGAGTAAGGAAGAAACATACTACACCAATGGCTCTCGATGCTTTTCAACAGCTACATAACCGTACATTTATTAGTCTAGAGCTACTCTATTTGTATAAGCATAGCTATCTAGAACAGCTAAAACATGATCTCGATTGGCCAATAGCATATCAGCATCCAGAAATAGATGAAATACTCTCACATGACACTAACGAGAAATACATTCAAGATGTAAACAACTATTGGCTTGACTCTGAAGTCCATCGAGCTATAGAACAGAGCGGTTACATATAAGGACCGTGCATAGGCTCTGTATAGAACAAAGTACTCGAAATTCGGTGAATACCGTTCGGAAAGGGCTGGACACAGTGGACCTACTGACCGCACTGAGAGCAAAAAAGAAAGAAAGTAGTGTACACAGAGGGCATTCTATGGTATAATAATAGAGGTAGTGAGGGGCAGGGATATACTATTATTAAAAAAAATCACAAGCCATTGAAAACAAAGGATATTTAATTGCACTTTTTCCTGTACAATCGGTACAAACTATGGTAGAATAGATCTATAAAATGGAAAAGGAAATACATTATGAAAATGACTGAAAAACAAATGGCCGATAGATTAGAACTCATTCGGTTCGTAGCTAAGAAGCGTGCTAACAAAGCTGCTATGGATGCTCGCAAATGGAGCAATACCACAGAGCGTGGTCGTAAGGCTGCAGGCAATGACGCTTATCTTGCATCTCTTGATGAGAACCACAATCACTATACAGATGGTGAGAAGTATCTCGCTGAGCACTATGGTGATCGTCTTGCTGATCAAAAGAATTACGAATCTGAAGAGGGTTGGAACTAGACATGAATATTATCATTGGTATTATACTAGGTGTTGGTGCGATGTACCTGTTTCCTGAATTCTTCGGGACTGTACAGGAGTGTATAGCTACTAAGCTATAGACCACCCCACTAGTAATAGAACGTAATGACTGGATAGCTGGACCGGGGCTTTAGGGGTCGTGGCTATTCTTAGAGAGTATCAGAATGCGAGAAAAGGTTTCCCTATGGATTTAGAAAAAAAAATTCTCACGCGAAAATTACTGCTCGAGAGGTACGTTAGAGTTGTGGACGACGTGCTCCCTCTAGAGGATTGTAATACTCTGATCGATCTTTGCGACTCGACTATTACTGATAAACACCGAATGGAACGTAGAGGTTATCCTAACTGGCATCAGGTCAATATGAATACCGACACTCCAGATCATCCGCTCTTTAATAAGCTCACAATCCTTTTCCAAAATACGGTTGATGCTTATGCGGAAGATCTTGGAGATGCCGGTACACATATCAATGTACCTGAGTATCTCGAGTCTTTAAGAATTAAACGCTATTTAGCTAATGGTACAGATCGTTTCGATACTCACGTTGATTCTTCAAAGGTAGATACATGTAAACGAGAGCTCGCTATGTTCATCTATCTCTCAACGAATGAGAATGAGGGGTGGACAGAGTTTGATCCAGACCTTTCGTCAAGTTGGAAGATTGAACCGAAGGCTGGTCGCTTGGTGATCTTCCCTCCGTGGTGGATGTTTCCGCATCGCGGCTGGCCTGTAACAAAGAAGAATAAGTACATGCTATCGAGTTATCTGCATGTTCCTCCTTCCCTTTCTCAGACTGAGGTAGAAAAAAGAATAACTAACGGTTTACAATCGTGAGAAACTGTGGTATAATAGATCTACAAATAAAACATAGAGGTATATTATGAATCGTAAAGAAATGAAAGATGCACTACAAAATGAAATCTGTGTAGTCGAATTTGTCAAGGTGAATGGTGATTCACGTACAATGGTCTGTACACTGAAAGAGTCTCTCCTCCCCGAGAATGTTTCGATCGTCGTCCCTCCCAAACAGGAGAATGAAGACGTAATCGCGACATGGGATATACAAGCAGAAGGCTGGAGATCTTTCCGTATAGATAGTGTAAAGTCTTTCCGTAATTTACAAGAGGTCGTTTAATGTCTACTGACCAACAACTTATTCATATATTATTAGTTGTTGTGATTGGCGCTTGCTGCTATCAACTCGGCAGAGGGTCAAAGAAGCAAATCATCAATGACACGCTCGAGGCTTTGATAAACTTTAAGTTTCTCAGGACTCGTAATGTCAATGGTGAAATTGAAATGATTCGTTATGATGAGGAGAAGTAAATGGCTAAAGTGAATAAGATTACAGGTCGTGCTGTAAAGAAAAAAATAGCTAGAGCAAGAGCTCGATCCGGTACTGCCGGCGCTCCACTTGATAAAGGCTATGGCGCTGTTCAAGCTTACTTTCATGTGGAGGTCGATAAGAAAGATCTATCTGATATTCTGAAACGATATATCAAAAAGAATAGATCGAAAGAAGATCAGAAAGTTATCTTTGCAAATGCTGAATATAACTTTACTATGTTCACTCATTATTGTGCTGCAGCGTTCTGGTTGAATTCAGCAATGCCTAAAGATGACATGGTTATTAGTACTGGTGGCATGTGGTATGATGCACTTGATAAGTTTATTGATACTCTTTATGAAAAAGGTAAGCCACTTCTTCTTGAGAAAGAAGCTGAAAAGCTTGCACAAGGTAATGTGATTACATTATCTCCAATGCAAAAGCTACAGAATAAAATTAACAATACTATTATGTATGAACTAGACGATCTAGAAGATGCGTGGATGAATGGCGAAAAAGCTGTTCTTGATGTATACCTTCGTATGAAGTTCCATGGTCTTGGTGGTTCTGCCACAAAGCCAGTTGCTTCTCTTCTAGAAGGTTGGTTACTTGATTATAGTGATGCTTACCACAAGCGTTGTGAACAAGCTGTAGAAGGTTATTCACATCTTAATAGACCAGAGCTTAAAAGGCGTATGGACGAATGTGAAAAAATGCTAGGTGATCTTGAAAAGTTAAAAGCTTCTACAAAAGCTACACGTACTGTAAAGATGAAAAAGGCACCATCACTTGATAAGCAAATTAGCAGGCTTAAATATAAGAAAGAAGATAATGAATATAAGATCTCTTCTATTGCGCCAGCAATGTTAGTCGGTGCGCTGTGTGCATTCGTGTTCAATACCAAGTATAAAACCATTACCAAGTACGTGAGTGAAACAGGACTCATGGTCTCAGGTAGTACTCTCAAGAATATAAACCTTGAGCAATCTATACAGAACTCGTTGCGTAAACCTAATGAGTTCCTACCAATTGTTTCGACTAAGTCTGAAAAACAAATTGATAAGGCGTGGAGCGAGCTTACTACAAAGTCTCGTATTCCAAATGGTAGGATTAACGGAGATACAATTATATTAAGAGTTCTTAAATGATTACTGTTATGAAAAAAGAAACTCATCAAGTTATTGTTCGTAAAAAATATCAGATCAATGACTTAGAGTTTGAAACCATTATTAAACGTAAAGGGTTTAAGACATTAAAACAATTCAAAGAAATACTGAACAATCCACAACACAATCGTCATAGGATTGCATTTCATGTATTTGATCATTATGAACCTATTAGCGAAAAGCATGAATGGGTATCTGATAGAAGAGATGGAAAGGTGAATGTAAAATGGAAGGCACTGTAGTAGAAGAAAAGACACAGTTCTTGACTAAAGCAAGATTCGCAAAGATGGTAGAGTCTACTGTCATTGAAAAAGAAATTCCATACATGGAGGCAATCCTTGATGTATGTGATGTAAAGGGTATTGAACCCGAAGACGTGTCGAAATTTATTTCGCCCGTCATTAAGAACAAATTGCAAGCAGAAGCAGAATCTCTTAACTTTCTGCCAAGTGATAGCAATTCAATCGCATTAGAGTAATATATAGTATGTACATTAGTACAAATATATGGTATAATAATACAGTTAATATTTCAGCAAATACGAGGTAACATATGTCTTTTGACAATCTAAAACGCAACCGCGACCAAATTTCCAAACTAATCCAAGCAGCAGAAAGCGCAGGTGGATCTTCCGAAAAGAAGAGCTATGTGGATGAACGCCAATGGAAGCCTACAGTAGATAAGAGTGGTAATGGCTATGCCGTTATTCGTTTTCTACCTGCAGCCGAAGGTACTGAACTTCCTTGGGTAAGATATTGGGATCATGGTTTCAAAGGCCCAACTGGTCTGTGGTATATCGAACGATCTTTAACTTCCATCGGTGAGAATGATCCTGTTGGCGAATTGAATAGTCGCCTATGGAATTCTGGACATGATGCAGATAAAGAAAAAGCTCGTGACCAAAAGCGCAGACTTCACTATGTATCAAACATTTACGTAGTATCCGATCCTTCGAACCCTCAAAATGAGGGTAAAGTATTTCTTTATCAGTTTGGTAAAAAAATCTTTGACAAAATCATGGATGTTATGCAACCAGATTTTGCAGACGAAGAACCAGTTAACCCATATGATATGTGGGCAGGTGCTGACTTCAAACTTAAAATTCGTAATGTAGAAGGTTATCGTAACTATGATAAATCTGAGTTTTCATCTACTAGTCAACTGGCTGAAGATGATAAGCTTGAAGCGATTTATAATCAAATGCACGATCTAAGTGAATTCAATGATCCTAAGAATTACAAGTCTTATGGTGATTTGAAAGCTAAGCTAATGCGTGTTCTTGGAGAAGAAGCAGATCAAGGTGCAGCTACTATGAAGCAGGAAATTCAAATGAATGATCCAGCTCCTATGGCAGAACCAGTAACTGCCGAACAAATGAGTGGGTCGACCGGAGATGACGATACGTTGTCATACTTTGCAAGGCTGGCTAATGAGGAATAGGTATACCAACCCCACGTGGGCCTAGTCGCTGAATTAGATTCGGACAAAAGTTGGCAACAACAAAGGAGAACGGCATTCCGGCTTAGGCTAGAATGTTCGGGGATCAGGGAGCTTCGGCTCCCTTTTCTTTTATCTTGTTAATTTTTTCCTAGCATCTTGAACAGCACTAGCATTAGGTGCAATCATTGTAGTATTACTACCGCCACCTGAATAATAATTGTTTGTGATATTATTAATAATAGGAGGAGCTGCAGTAGCTTGAGCGTCGTTTGAATATGCTGTAGCATTTGCAGTCTGCTCTGCTTTTAATGCAGCTTGAATTAATTTAATATTTGTTGCAGCCCTTTCGAAGTCAACATCAGGAGAAGCAAGGCCTTTGATTTTTGTTCCTGAAGAAATCCAACCTTCACCAACAGTACCACCCATTAAAGCTGTTTCAATTGCAGGTACTGACTTAAGCAGATCCTCTGCAAAATCATTAAGACTCATATAATCGCCATCTAGCTTTAGACTAGATATTCTTTCTAATCCTTCAGCTAACTGATCTAATGCTATGCCAGCTAGAAATAATTCTTCTTGTTTTTCACCGAGCTTCAAAAGCTGATCCATTGGTCCTTGTGATCCTCCACCAAAGAATCCCATAATATTATCTTTTAGTGAAGACCATGAAGCATCTGCTTGACTTTTTGCAAAGCCAGATAATGCATCTCCCATATAACGCATTGCATCTCTAAAGCTTGCTGCAGTAGCCTTTGGGTTTTCTCCAAGAGCATCTGTAATACTTAATAGTTTTAGAACACTGTCTTTAACCTTTTGACTGTTGTCTCCAGTAAAGAAACCAATAACAGAGGAAAACGCTTGGCCAGCAGAGAATGCTACAAGACCAAGTCCTAATCCAGTCATTGCTAATAGGAAACCAGCAGACTCTCCTATAAAGCTACCACCCTTGGCTTCAATTTCAGTACCAATAGAAAGTAGAGTGAATACACTTTGTTTTATACTTTCAGCAAATCCTTGGCCTGTCATAGCTGCAACACCAGCATCCAAACCAGTAGCCAAAGCAGCTAGTGCAGATCCACCTCCAAAGACAGCTAGGCCTAAACCAATGCCAGTCATTGCTAATAAGAACTTAGCACCTTCTCCCATAAAGCTGGCTCCATCTTTAGCAATAGCAGGACCAATAGACAATAAAGTTAAAACATTATTTTTAATGCTTGTTGCAAAATCGCCGTTGAATCTATCTAACAATTTGTCGGACATGCCTGCAATAGCAGAGCCAACGCCGAATACAGCAAGACCTAGACCTAAGCCTGTCATTGCTAATAGGAACTTAGCACCTCCACCAATAAAGGAACCACCGCCAGCTTCAACCTCAGGACCAATAGACAATAGTTGTATAACATTGCTTTTAATGCTATCAACATCCATACCTATAAACTTATCAGATGCACCAGCAACAGCACTACCTACACCAAAGACCAGGAGGCCAGCACCAAGGCCTGTCATAATCAAGAAAAACTTGCCACCCTTTTCAAAAGCATCACCCATGCCATCGGCAAGATCGCCAATAGTAAATAACTTCTTAACATTACCTATGATAGAATCAACATCAAGTGTCATAAACGCCATGATACCAGCTACGATTGCTGCAAGACCTGCAGCAGCTGCAATCATCAGGCCACCACCTAAAAGTTTTCCTAATAGTCCACCGGATTTTTCTTTGACAGTTCCACCCATTTCAGCACCAGCACCTGCAAGTCCTGCACCACTAACACTTTCTTTAGTGTTTTCACGCATAGCTTCAAGCTGATCAAGTTTAGCTTGTTTTTCCACGTCCATCATTTTCTCAAAAGTTGTTCTTAATTGAACTATCTCTTGAGTACCAGCTGTATGATGTTCATTCGCTGTTACGAGTTCTTCTCGTATTTTTTGGAATACGCCTGCGTTTGGATTTGGCATTTATCTGCCCCTCATTTTAGCCTGCTCATATCGAGCCTTTTCTTCCTTAAGATGTTCTTGTAGCATAGTAACGTATAACTCCCTTTCCCACGGTATCATTGATTCCAGATCTCCAAGACTATAGTTATGATGCTGCATCAGATGAAAATTCGTTTTATAATGATTTACTAACGAATCATGAGAAAGGGCTATTAGAAAAAATTTGCTATGCCGCTTATCTCTTGATTGTTTTCAATACCACAATGTTCACACTTAAACTCAACATTTGTTTTAAGTTGTGGAATAGCCTCAACAAACTTTCTTACATTACTGAACTGCTCACTATTTAATGATTCAAGAAATTCTTGCAGTTCTTCTTCTGTTTCGTCTTGAGCAGGATGAAATTCATCATCTGTCATGACACCATCAATACACCTTGTTAGAATCTTAAATATAGTATCAACTTCATTCATTTTTTCAGGATCAATACCTGCACCTAATAGATCGTGGAATGAAGGGTATTTCATTTTAATAGAAATATTATCAGTTAACTTTACTACTTCATCTACCGTATCATCTTTTTTAACTTCAATAGTGTCCAGTTGAATTTTTACTGGAGTCGTCTCTTTACAACTAGAGCATGGTAGTGCAACAGTGCTTGTTTCACCTACGCTTTTAGATCTAAGTTGTAAGAACATGTACTCAACATCATAAGCTGCTAATTTTTTTTCGTCAACTTCTCCGCTGATACATGATTTTAATGTTTCTAAGATTGCGTTAAGAGTACCAGCTTGATCACCGGTCTCCATAGCCATCATAAGAATTTTTTCTTCTTTAACCAAAAATGGTCTGAATCCAACTTCCTTACCAGTGGAAGGTATTGTCATCGTATATTTCGGTGCCGAATTAATTTTTGGCAGTGCCATAATTTACTCCAATTTATCGTATGAGATTAGCCAAGAATCCAAGTGGACCACCTGACCGAGATTTCCAATTTGAGTATGATAGTTGCACACTCAGTTCGCTTTGCCCACCTTGATCGTTCGTAAATTCTTGAGCGTTCATGGAGGTTGGGAATGCGTCTTCTAAAACGCACGTATAAGATATTTGATCTGGTGTTATGATATCACCACTAATATTAATTGGTCCAAAGCTAAAGCTAAAGCCAAGATCTAATATCGCATCTTTTCTTAGTTGTTGTATAACTACATCAAAACAATATTCTTTTTTGTATGATGTTTCTTGATTCTCTTGATTAATAGCCATTGCTGCCCAGTTATCAAAATAGTTTTTTACTCCGTAATCATTTAATAGATGAAACGATAATGATACGTCATCAACAGCATATCCATAAGCAACCTTTTGCATTTTCATGCCATACTGACGATCGGCCGTTAGTATTTGTCTCCCAGGCATGTTTGCGGTTTTGCATAGTAGATTAAGTTGTCTTCCACTTGACCCTGGAAGAGAGGGTAGTAATACACGCCAAACATTGCTCATTGCAATGCCTTGGCGAAGTTCTGACTTAAATGTATCTACTGAGTACGCCATTTAGTACTTCCTTTTAGAATCTTTATAAACCGTGCCTGAACTTGCACCTGACCAATCAGCCATAGGAAGGAATGTAGCAATCTCCCATTCATACGCTGGAACATGAGCAAATCGTGATTGTACATTTGATAACAGGTAGTGCTTTATAGCAGGCCGGAAGTATTTGTATTTAGCTGCACCTTGAAGCATATTATATGATAGTCTAAATCTTGTTGCTTCATCAAATCTTTTGTTATTAGTATTATCCAATAGTGCATCTAAAAACTTAGCACGGTGAACAGGAGAAAGATAATGCAAATTTAATCCTAGGAATCCTCCCTTTGCTTTATCAATCATAATCACTAAAGGGAACTTATCGTAATAAGGAAGAGTTGCTTTATACTTTGCATCGTAAAAAAACATAAACATTTGGCCAGGCCTATATGTACTTTTTAGATCAATAGGTTCTTCCTTCATTAAAGCACGTCTATTAACTCTTCTAATGCGATGTGCTCTTTGACGAAACCACGTCATTGATTCTCGTGTACGAGGTGTAATACCTTTACGAAAAGCTTCTAACTCTAATGTTTGAAATAAGTTACTCATAACACTATTTATAACTTTTTAAGAGGCTTTATGCGTTTCTTGCCAAGAGTCTTTTTTCTCATAATACCCATTTCATGTAACGTGTCTTCAGTCCATATTTGAAATTGCCAGTTCCTATCTTTTGCATAATTATCTGCAGCTTCCCACTTATTCATATTTTTTACATACGCCATTGCCTCGCCAATAAACCTTTTAGTTTTTCGCGATCCTTGCTTAGGAGGCTCGGTTTGCCCCTTAGGTTTTATTTCAACCAGAATTATTTTGCCATCTTTATACTTAATTTTGAGGTCAACAAAATACCTGTGATATTTTTTATCAACGTCATAATAGTAAGGAACAACGGTTTCTTCGGATTGCCAATATAAGATGCTGGGATTATGGTCGCACCAGTTAAATACTGCTTTCTCCCATAGCGATCTATATACCACATTGCTGTGATCTCCTTTATACTTGGATTTGTTTTTGATAGTGTATTTTCCGGTATAAGCCATATAAATAACAAAAGATAGTTTCGACTTATTATTTATTGGAAAATTTATGGCAGATCTCAATCTTTCGAATATTGGTGATAGAATTGCTGGAAACGTTCAAGACTTTATTAATGACAAAGCAGGTGGATTAACCGCTGGTATTGAACAGTTTCTAGGTACTGGCCTCATAGCCAACAAATCAAATCTTTATTTCGATAATAAACAAAAATTAGTATTTCCTCTTGACAACCAAGATGATTATAAAGCAAAAATTAGATTCACTGTTGTTAGAGTCGATCCACCAGCGATTGAGGCTGACATTGAAGATGCAACCAAAAAGGCTACTCAGGCTCTTGATCAAACAGTTGGCAATGATAGACCGGGTGGAGCTACAGACGTAGGTGTAGCTGAAGATAAATCTATTACACAAAAAACTGTTGGCACTACAGCAGAACTTTATCTTCCAGCTGCATTGAATATTAGTGACGGTGTTGATTTTGAAAATATAGATCTTGGTAGATCAGGCGCCGCTGGAGTAGCAGCGCTTCAAGCCGGGTCAGGTGTTACTGAGGCTGTAGGTAAAGCGGCAATGGAAGGTTTATCTGGATTCAAAGATTTATTTACAGGTTCTCTTAATTCTGATGTTGCTCGACTTGGCGCAATTGGCGCAGCTGGTGTGGTAAGCGATACTGCTAGTGGTGCAGCAAGATCTGCATTTCAAGTAACAACTAATCCAAATACTCGATCTTTATTTAAGTCTGTTCAACTTAGAAATTTTTCATTTACTTTTAGTATGATTCCAACTTCAGTGCAAGAACAAGACGCAATGAAAAACATTATTAAATTTTTTAGACATGAACTTTATCCTGAAACTATTTCTGTAAAAGGAATTCCTATTGGATACAAATTTCCTAATCAGTTCGATATTCAAGTTCGATATAGAAGTAAAACGATTGCTACTAAATTTTTACCGTGTTATTTAACAAGCTTTGCTGCAACATACAATCCTTCAAACATGTCATTTATGAGAGATGGTGGATTCAACCAAATTGATATTACAATGTCATTTACTGAAGCAGAAACTCTTGATAAAGCAAAAATTGCAGAGGGATACTAATGTCTTACTTTTATAACTATCCTCTCATAAATTATCAATTTGGAAGCGAGACATATCCTGTTACGTTTCAAGATATTTCTGCGTACGTAGATATCATTGATAATATTAAAGATGACATATCATTTTATATCAAGTACACAATTTTAGAAGGTGATAGAGCAGACATCGTATCTAAAAAAATATATGGATCTCCTGACTTTTATTTTACCTTTTATATGATGAACGATAATATAAGAGAAAGAGGCTGGCCTCTTAGTTCTAGAGATTTAGAAGATAGGATATTAAAGAATCATCCTAATTTTGTTGTAACGACTAAAGATAATATTTCAGATAAACTTTTAGTAGGAAAACAAATTGCTGGAAATAGTTCAGGCGCGGTTGGTACTATTATCAAACGTAATTTAGACTTAGGTCAACTAATTATAAAGCTAAACACTGGTAGTGTAAATTTTGTTAAAGACGAAGTTATTACTCATGACACAGGAAGCGGATTAGAAACAGCTACTATATCTTCAGCAACTAAAGAATTTCTTTCTACACATCATTACGTAGATGGTGATTTGCGTTGGAGAGATGTTGATCCTTTTCAAGATCCTCCTGCAATTTATACGCCTGTTACAGTTGAGGATCATTATGCCGACCAAAATAATGAGCTAAAAGAAATAAGAATTATTAAACCAGATTCAATGCAAACAGTTTATAGAGCGTTTCAAGAAGCCTTAGCATCATGAGTGAACTTAGATCAAACACTCCATTTGATGTTGATCTTAGGTCTGCACTAATATCAACTAATAGATTAGGTGATCAGACATTTGAAATAAGAAGATCAATAGTCGAATTAAATATTTATGAAAATATTGAAACCCTCGGCATTAGCGGAGATTTAATACTCGTTGATGATGCAGGATTATTTCAGGCTATTGACTGGCAAGGTTCAGAATATCTTGATCTTACTATTGGATTTATAGATCCAGGTCTTCCTCCTATAAAAAGAAGATTTGTTGTTACGTCTTTGCAAGAAAGTGCTAAAGGTAATGATGCATCAGAAACTTTTAGTATGTCTATTGAAGATGAAATGTCTTATTTAGACAATCTTAAAAATGTTAATAAAGTTTATAATGGAACTCCTAAAGAAATTATAAGTAAAATATTAAAAGATAATTTTACTGGTAGAGATCTTATAGCACCTGGTGAAACTTATCAAAGAAGCATGAGAGTTATTATTCCAAACTGGAGGCCTCACAAAGCTATTCATTGGCTAGCTTCAAGATCAACGTGTAGATTTGGCACACCATACTTTGCGTTTTCTTGCTTCAAAGATACCAATGTTAGATTTTTTGATATGGCAGCTATGATTGGAAATAGCCCTCTTAATATATCTACAAAACCATATAGGTATTCAACATCATATTCTCAAGAAGCAAGTAACTATACAATCAATGATCAATCTTATATGATTTCAGGATTTAGTCAAAAGGATAATGAAAACATATATGATATTATTGATAGAGGTGGTATTAGTGGAAGATTCGATTTTTTAGATACTCAAAACTTTTATAATAATAGATTTGAGTATAAAGTAACTGACACCTTTGAAAAGCTAAAGAAAACTTCTGGGTTGTATGTAGGAAAGAAAACTCCTAACTTTGATAAAACATTTGAAATAGATAATAAAAATTTACAAGACTTTTCTAGTGTTAGAATTACAAATATATCTACGTCAAAAATTTATAATGATATTAGTGGATATCATGAATCATTAAATCCAGCTGGGCATTCAACAAAGGCTACTCATTTAGCACTAAAAGAATTTATGTCTAAATCTAAAATAGATATAGTAGTTGCTGGTAGAAATTTTTTATCACCTGGTTCTACTAAGTATCCTAACTTTACTATTGGTAATACCATTAAAGTAGAATTTCAAGAATCAAAAGCTTTTGATGCAGGAACTAATGCAGCTAAGATTATGCCAGACGCTAAAAGAACTGGCACATATTTAATTCAAGCATGTCGTCATATGATTAGGCAAAACAAAGGTAAGTTTAGACACGACTGTGTATTAGAACTTGTCAAAATAGCTAATGATGAAGGAACAACTGTAGTATGAAAAATATTGAAAGTTTCTATTACGGCGATAATAATAGATGGTTTCTTGGTATTGCAATTAATTCCAATGACCCTTTGCAACTTGGTCGCGTGCAAGTTAGAATTTATGGAATCCATCCAGACACTATCACAAACCTTCCTTCTGAATCTTTGCCTTGGGCTCAATGTCTTCTTCCCACTACAGAAGGAGGAATTTCAGGAATTGGTAGGATGCCGCAAATAGTTGAAGGTGCAAAAGTTTTTGGAATATTCCTTGATGGTGAGTCATCTCAAATTCCTTTTATTATGGGAACCGTTCCTAACACTGAAGATCCAAATAAACAGCAACTTCTTGCTTTAACAGGAAATGAAAATGCTCTTACTCAATCAAGTGACGAAGGATCTTATATTGTAGGAAACTCTCCTGGAGAAAAGGCATACAACTTTTTCTTAGCATTTAATTTTTCAGCAGTGCAAGCAGCAGCAATAATAGGATGTCTTTCTGTGTTTTCAAGTAAAAAGCTAGATCCTGCCTCTAGTAGAAATTTAAGATTTGGTTTAGCTGGTTGGAATAGTGATGAGGTTGTTGGTAGTAGATACGAAAGGTTAAAGTTTTTTGCTGGCCAAAGAGCGTTAGACTTTAAGTTGTTTGATACACAATTACAATTCATTGTCTATGAATTGAGATCTCACAGTAACCTTGGCTTAGGTCAATTACTTAAAATGAATACTGTATCTTCCGCTGTTAATATTTTTAGAGAAAAATATATGAAAGAAGATAGAGTTCAAGATGATCTTAGAATTAAAACTGCTGAAGGTATTATGGAGAGATTTGGATGAGTATTACAAAAGAAAAATTAAATTCATCTATAGAAACTTTAAGAACCAGAGCTAGATCACAGTCTGCAGAAGTAGACGCTGCAGCTCAGGCTGCAATCAATAGATTTAACGCAGTGAACCAAACCAAACTAGGTCAAGACTTAAATGAGCTTAACGGATTTGTTCCTATAACACAATCTGCTGACCATAGCTATGACTTAGTTCCAGGTGATGCCGTTTGTTTTATGTCAGAAAATGTTCCAGGATTAGCAGCTGATTTAGTTGAAACAGTTGATAATAAAGTTTCTTTGGACGCAATTGTTGGTGCAAGTGAAGGACCATCTGACGGTGAAATTAAAGATGGATTCTTAAAGGAGTTTGCTCAAGCTTGTAATCCTAAAGCAATTAAAGAAAGCTTAGTTGAAGCTACAGGAAAAACAGAAGATCAACTTACAGACGCTATTGACGATCTTACTTCACCTGAATTAAGAGCAACTTTAACTGACACTATTAAAAAGGGTCTTGATACTGCAGCTGCTATTGCATCTGAATTCAAAAGCGATGTTGTAAAATTAGAACAAAGACTAGCGGCTACACAAGGTACAGGTGCACCTAATATTTTAGAAGCAGTCGTTTTAGAAATAGACAAAACAATAACCACAACGTTAAAACAACTTGTTGGTGGCGCTGGAATTAGTCCTGTAAATTTAGATAGTATCACTAAAAACATTTCTCTTGAACTTCCTACAGAAATTGAAAAGGCTGTTAATCTTTTGAAGACAATAGCTCCTGATATTCCTGTAGATAATTTTGAAGAAGGACTTTCAGGTTTATCTACGTCTGTAAGCAATGCGGTTGTCCTTGATCCTTTAGATGAAGATCTTGGAACTTCAACAGTACCAGCAGAAATTATTGGAGCAGGATCTGCTGCATGGGATGATGCAAATACTCCTATCGCTAATACTGCTACTGTAAGAGCTAGTCCTGAAATTGTAGCTCAACGCTCAGAAATTTTATCTGTAACTGACACTGATACTGAAAACATTGTTATAAGAAATGAAAAGACTGGATCTACTACAAAAATTACAACTGAAAAAACCTCAGTAGAAAAAAGCATTGTCACCGGCGGAGGCACTACAACATATACAAGACAAAAACCTTTATATGGTTTTACGTATGTTTCAAGTATGGAAGAACTTGAAGCAGAGCTAAGATCTGTTACTAGAGATATAACTGAAGTTGTAGTTCATTGGTCAGCAACATTTTTAGATCAAGATATTGGTGCTGAAGAAATCCATGAATGGCATACTCAAAGAGGATTTTCTGGATGTGGATATCATTACGTTATTCGTAAAGATGGAAGAATACAAAGAGGTCGTCCTATTAGTAAACGAGGAAGTCACGCTAAAGATAATAGTCACAACCTATTTAGCGTAGGTATTTGTTTTGTAGGTGGGTATAATTGTTTAAGTGGTACTCCAAACAGAGATAGGTACGTAGGATCTGAATCTATAAATGAAGAACAAATGAAAACCTTTGATAAGTTTATGAAATGTTTTTATGATGTATTCCCAGGATCTCAAGCTTGGGGCCATGTTGATACAGACGATAAAGGAAAACAAGATCCAGGTTTTGATGTCCCACAATACGTATTTAATAAATTTGGAAAAGTGAATGTTTCTGCTACCGGTAAAACCCGGCCATTGTCACCTAGACAATTAGCTAAAGCATCAATAGAAATTAATACAGGAATTGCATAATGAGCACAGAAAACGATGAACTAAAAGATCGCGAAAATACTCTTGGCCAAGGCCGAGAAAACTCGTTAGGCGTTTATAAAACAGGATTCCATGATGTCACAGGTAAATATCCAAGAGCCAATTACTTTTTTGGTCCAAGCATTAACACAGCTGCTAGAGGAATTACTAGGAATGATTTATATGTTGGTGGCGGTAATTTAGATTTAAGCTTAGATTTAGATAAGCCTCCAGTTTCTCAATATCCTTTTAATCAGGTTAATGAATCTAGAAGCGGGCATGTAATTGAAATAGATGACACTCCTTCAGGAGAACGTATTCTTATCCGGCATAAAACTGGTGCTGGAGTTGAAATGCGTGCTGATGGAACTATTCTTATTGCAACTAAAAATAATCACATCACTGTTGTGCAAGGGGATAGTAAAGTAATTATTGAAGGTGATGCTGATCTCCAATACAACGGCAACTTAAACTTAGATGTTGCAGGAGATTATAACTTAAAAATTGGAGGCAACTATAATATTAATGTTGCTGGCGATGAAGTAAAAGAAATTGATGGAAATTATAGAGAGCGAGTCCATGGAAATCATAATACTATTATTGATGGCAATAAAGGCTCAACTACAACAGGAACTTCAAGCGAAACATCACTTAAAGGTTATAACAACGTAGTCCAAGGTAATTATAGAACAAGTGTTGAAGGAAAGGTTTCTATTTCTGCATCAGACCAAATAAAAGCAACTTCTGAAAAGCAGGTTATTGTATCAGCTCCTGACATAAATATTGCAGCTCAAGTAATGTCAGTGTTTGGTGATACCGGAACTATAGGTGGACAGAACATCGTGATGTACAACTATAACATGTACACAGGACATTCTATTACAGCAACAGATACTATTACGACAAACACTGCATATACTCAACGAGTGAATGCGACATCTATGCATGCCACAACATTCCATGGTTCTCTTGTAGGTAAAGCTTCATTTGCTGCACAAGCAGATGAGGCTGGGTCAGCTCCGTTAGGTCCTGGTTCAGGTGGTGGAACATTAACATCCGAAACACATACTGCAGAACCAGTAGATCCTAAAGCCACAGCTTTACCAACTGAAACTCTTTTGACAGATTATCTAAATAAATCTGCATACGGAGTAGCAAAAGTAAAAATTGATAATAATAAAGATCTTTTCAATGCAATTAATTACGAAGAAAAAACAGGCGGGGTTTCGAAAAAACCTTTAACAACAAGAGAAGTAAGAAGTAAATTGAGGGATCCAGATGTCCAAAACAACGAGAAATTCATTGGCACTGCGATTGGTTCTTCGGTTCTTTCTAGCACATACGCTAATACCACTCCTCCGAAAATTGGTAGGATTGAAAGTAAAAAACCGACGAAAATCTTAGGGATAGATAAGATTGGTCAAAGGAATCCTTCAGAAAATTCTAAAAGAGTTGTACCTAAACCTAGAGCTATAGCTATTATTCCTGATCCAGTTTTTAATCCAAACAACGCAGGAAAAATTACTTCTAAAACAAAACTAAATAGAGGTATATCTCTTGCTAAATTCTTAGGAGGTAGAGGTGACCAAGTAACCCTTGATCATATTTCAAAAGAAAGTGATAAGCTTGATTTAGCAAGACAATTATATTTGCACGGAGAAGTTCTTAAAAAGATTTCTAATGACGAAGGAAGATTTAGAGATTTTAGATTAGTAGTAGTTGAAGGTGTGTATAGAGCAGGTCCTGGCGAAACTTTGCAAACTGATACTCCTAATTGGCTTGCGTCTAAAGGAAGACGTGTAGTATATGAACTTATAGATGAAACTGGAAGCCAGGCTAGCGAAAAAACTTTTGATTTGGCAGTGTACCTAAAAGACTTTTTATTTTACGATAAGTTAACCCTTGATTACGACACCTTTGATCCTAGTGGATTAATTAATGCACAAATTATTATTGACATGCCTAAAGTAGGTGAAGACTATGACTGTGTATATGGTATGAATTTAGAAACAGTGTTTAATAATAAGGTACAAACAAACAAAGAACTCATTGAAATTATAGTATAAATAGTACAAAATCAGAGAGTTCAATATGGCAACTAAAATATTATCAAGAGAAGATGGAAACTTATCAGGTGGTACGCTGATAGGATCTAGATCTCAAGAATATGGTGACATTGACTTAACGTTTAATAATAAGCCAAGCGGTGACATTTTCAAAAAGTCTGCGGCCGCGGCAGTTAAACAAGCTGTTAAAAATTTACTTTTAACAAACTTTAATGAAAAACCTTTTAGGCCTAACTTTGGTGGAGATCTAAATAATCTTTTATTTGAATTGGCTGATGAAGATATTGATTACGATGTTGAAGAACAAATTATAAGAGCAGTAGAAAACTTTGAGCCGCGTGCTAAAATTCTAAAGGTAGAATCTAATGCACAGCTTGATAGAAATGAATTAAAAGTAAAGGTTACTTTTCTTGTAAAAAACCTCAACGAGGTCGTAGAATTTGAAACCGCATTGTCGAGGTTGAGATAAATGGCAGTAACTAACATTGAATCTACCCAGCTAGATTTTCAACAAATTAAGCAAAGATTAAAAACATATCTTGCTTCCGATAACGAGTTTCAAGATTATAATTTTGAAGCTTCAGGGCTAAGCAATATTCTTGATGTTCTTGCATACAACACACACTTTAATGGTCTTATTGCAAACTTTGCTTTGAATGAAGCATTCCTTAATACTGCTCAACTTAGATCTTCAATTGTTTCTCATGCTCAAGGATTAGGTTACTCACCTAGATCCAAAACATCTTCTCAAACAAATGTAAATCTTACTCTTAATCTTGCTGGTGTTTCTAATAGAAACACTACATATACTCTTCCAGCCTTTACGCTATTTACCACATCTATTAATGACATAACTTATACGTTTCAAACAACTGAATCTTTAACTGCTACAGATAATGGCTCAGGTCTATATGAATTTTCTGACGTTAATGGAAATAAAAATGTCATTCTATTTGAAGGTACTAAAAGAACTAAAAAGTTTTATGTTGGTAAAGTTGGTGAAAGACAAATTTATGTTATACCAGATTCAACAATGGACACTGCTACCACAATTGTAAAGGTTTTTGCTAATCCTTCAACTACAGAGTTTGAACCGTACACACCAATTAGTAAAGCTATTAGAGTAGATCAAAATTCTAAATTTTATCAAATCACAGAAGCTCCTAATGGATTTTATGAATTAAACTTTGGTGATGGTATATCATTTGGTCAAGCACCAGAAACAGGTACTGTAGTTCAAGTAGAATATCTTTCTACTGTAGGAGCAGATGCTAATGGTGGACAAGTGTTTTCTCCAAGTTCACAGTATACTGTTAACGGACAAGGCTATGACTTATCTGTAACTACAGTTTCTAATTCTACATCTGGATCAGATAGACAAACGGTTGAAAGTATTAGATCAAACGCTCCATTGGCATTTGCTGCACAACAAAGACTTGTTACAGCAGAAGATTATAAAGCTATTATTCTTGCTAACTATTCTAACATCGTTGATGCAATTGCTTGGGGAGGTGAAGATAACATTCCAGCAAATTACGGAAACGTTTATGTTGGATTAAAATTTCAAGATGGTATTACTGAAGCAGAAAAAACTTCAACAAAAGATTCTATTACAAGTAATATTACAGATTTTCTTTCAGTGTTATCTATTGGTACGATATATGTTGATCCAATTGAAACATTTATTGAGGCAGTTGTTGAATTTAACTTCGATCCAAACTTAACAAGTGTGACATTACAATCTACGGAATCTGTTGTTTATAGTAAGGTCAGACAATTTTTCGAAAGTAACTTAGGACTTTTTGGTAGTATATTTAGAAGATCTAATTTGTTAACGACAGTAGACCAAATAGAAGAGTCTGTTATTAACTCATCAGTTGCTATTAAAGTTCAACAGAGATTTGAGCCAATATTAAATCAATCTCTTTCATATGAAATTAATTTTCCAGTTACACTTCAAGCACCAGACGATATAATTGAAACTGTAACTTCATCTACATTTAGATTTAACAATAAAGTTTGTTTAATCAAAAATAAACTTAACTCAACAAAGCTTGTTATAACAGATACTCTTGGAAACGTTGAAGTTGATAATCTTGGACAATACGATCCTGATAGAGGTAAGGTAGAACTAAATGGGTTTATTCCAGAAAGTATTACTTCTGGCCAAACCTACATAAAACTTTCTGTTACTCCGAGAGATCAATCAGTAATTAAACCCTTAAGAAATTATATCCTTTTATTGGATACTGATGCATCGTTTGCTTCAGGTAAAGTTGATAGACAAACGGTTGATGTGACACTGTAATGACAACACAAACAGAAGAAGTATTTTTTAATAGACGTAATCTTGTTTTCCATACAGACGTGGTTGAACAAGTATTGCCAGAATATTTTCAAAGAGATTATCCTAATCTTATAAAATTCATGAATGCTTATTACTCATTTATGGATTCAGATGAGCTTACAGATTCTCTTAAAGACTTATACGCGATTAGAGATATTGAATCTTCTTCTGCTAAACAGTTAGATCAAATATTTGCAGAAATTGCTCAAGGCGCATCAGCTTCATACTTTGCAGATTCGCGAGAAGCATTAAGAAACTTTGCTAACTTTTTTAGAGTTAAAGGTAGCTTATATTCTGCCGAAGGTTTTTTTAGAGCATTTTTTAATGAAACAGTAGAAATTCAATTTCCAAAAGAACAAATGTTTAGAATAGATGATTCTTTAATTGGTGCTGAATCTCTTAAATATATACAAAACGCAGGATTATATCAAATTTTTTCTGTGTTAATTAAATCTTCTGTTCCAATTATTAGATGGAAAGAATTATATAGAAGGTTTGTACACCCTGCAGGATTTTTTCTTGGAGGTGAAGTTTCACTTGAATTGCAGGCGCAATCCATATTTGATGTTAATGGAACACAACCAACAGTTGTGCTTATTGATTCTGCCTCATTGGCAAGAACAAGCGAAGCGTTTGCAACATTGGATGCTCCACAAGCATTCCATGAAGTAGTCGGTGAATTTGAAGATGGTATTGACGGAGATAGCGATGTGACTAGAGCAAGGTTTGTACAGATTAATAGATATTCAAATATGTCTATTCAAGAGCTTATAAATTCTTATGGAAACTTTGCACCTGGAACTGACGGTATTTTGGACGTTAACTCTCCAACATTAGATGAAGATACAGGAAGAACTCCTGGATTAATTAAAATATCCAATGCGATTGAAACAATGGATCTTGATCGCTTCGAACTGTATGATAGTTGATATAAATAACAATAAGAATTTTCAATAGGTGATTGAATGGCACGGCAAAACTTAGGCACTGGCAGTACCGCAAATGACGGTACAGGAGATACACTCCGAGCAGCTGCCACTAAAATTAATTCGAACTTTGTAGAACTTTACCAAAAGCTTGGTGGAGATTCTGATTTATTGTCAGGTGAGTTATCTGTTACAGCAAACGGTATTCAGTTTGAAGGCACTACTGATGATAACTTTGAAACTACACTAAAAGCAGTTGATCCGGATTCTGATAGAACAATTAGGTTACCTAATGCAGATGGTGAAATTATTACTGATTCTGCAACTCAAACAATAATTAATAAAACTCTTATTTCTCCAATTCTTGGTGCACCTCAAATTCATGATTTAGATTCCTCTCATCAATATATTCTTAAAGCAGGTTCACTAACATCAAATCATAATGTTAACATCCCTTCACTTACTGATAGTGATACATTTACATTTTTGAAGTCTACACAAACTTTAGAAAATAAAACTTTAGATTCTGCAACAATTAACAACCCAGCTATTACTGGAAAAATAAATGATGTTAACGGCGCTGAGCTATTAAAGATAACGGCTACAGCATCAGCAGTAAATGAAGTCACACTAAGTAATGCTGCAACTGCAGGAAAACCTGAACTAGCTGCGTCAGGAAGCGATACAAATATTAACTTAAAGCTTTCACCTAAAGGCTTAGGATCAGTTGAAGTACAAAAGATTGCTACAACTGTTACTGAAATGACTTCTGCTGGTACTGCACCAAGTGCAACTTCTTATGTAATTATTAATATAGGAACTGCTTCAGCAATTGGTCTAGCAGATGGAACCACTGTTGGAGAACAAAAGATTTTTACAAACAAAGGTGCTGGTATAGCAACTATCACACCTACCTCATTCGGTGCAGGCGCTGATATTGTATTGGACCAAAACGATGGTTGCATTTTAATTTGGGATAATACCAATTGGCAGATTATTGGCCAATACGGTGCTACGGTAGTATAGGATAAAACATGGCTGCGATTATTACAGATAGACTTAAAAGACAATTCATTAATCATTTATTTGATGATGTGTTAGACTCTAGTAACAACTATTATGTTGGGATTGGAAGATCTGAACCTTGGGATTCATCCGATGCTGCACCTACACCAATTAAGTCTCAAAGAGATGAAAGAAATGCACGCTTAGGAATGCAAGCAGTAAAGACTGCTGAAACAGTTTCCTTTGTTGTTCCTCGGCATAACTGGTCGTCTGGTACTATTTACAGCGCATTTGATGATGCGTATGCTGCATATCCAACCAATCCATATTATGTTCTTACAGATGAAAACTCTGTGTATATGTGTATTCAACCAGGTCGAAACGCAGCTGGATCGTCAGTGACATCAACAGTTAAACCAACCGGTACAAATTCTAGACCAATTTCGACTGCGGATGGTTACATTTGGAAATACTTATACACTATCGGTGCGCTTGATGGTACTAAATTTACTTCAGCAAATTTCATTCCTGTAACTAAAGTTAATGATTCAGCAGGAACTCCAGGATTATCTGCTTTGCAGGTTAACCAAAGACTTGTGCAAGAAGCAGCAACTCAGGGAGAAATTATTTCTATACAGTTATTAAGTGCTGGCAGTGGATACACAGGAACTCCTACAATACAAATTACAGGAGATAACTCTGGCAAGCAGGCTGCTGCGACAGCTACAGTTTCAAATGGAATAGTAACTAAAATTGAAATGAATGATTCCGGATCAGGTTCTAAAACAGGACATGCATTTGGATCCGGATACACTAGAGCCGATATTGCAATTAATGGTGGCGGTGGTACAGGTGCTACTGCTAGAGCAGTCTTTGGACCAGCCGCTGGCGTTGGTGCAGATCCAAGAGAAGACTTAAGATCATTTTCATTAATGTTTAACTCAAGAATTGCTGGCGATGAAAATGATATTCTAAAAGTTGGTAACGACTTTAGACAAACACTATTGCTTAAAAATGTCGAAGCAGATAGTGCTGGTGGAGATGGACCACTATACGTTGCAGATGTTGGAAACACGTTGAATTATCTAAAACTTTCAACTGTATCAACACCATTTACTGTTGATAGAACAATCCTTGGAGCCTCATCCTCAGCTAAAGGTTTAGTTGATTTTGTAGATTCAAGTAGAATTTATTACCATCAATCAGAAGTAACCGGCTTTGGAGTTTTCCAAGAAGGAGAAGTCCTCACTGAACAAAATGGTAATGGAGATGGCATTATTGAAAACGCTGCTACTGATTCTGATACATTTGCATATAGATTCCCAGACGTAAATCCCTTTTCAGGGGAGTTACTATATATTGATAATAGATCACCAATTGAAAGGTCTAATGACCAAACAGAGGACATTAAAGTTGTGATTCAACTCTAATAGGTAAAAAATAAGATGGCTGTTGATTTTACGAAAAAAATATTTTCGGATACATATAGAGACGATTTCAGAGATAGCGATAACTATCATCGTATTCTCTTTAACTCGGGTCGAGCATTGCAAGCTAGAGAGCTTACGCAAATGCAGACTATTATACAAAGAGAAATTGAAATGTTTGCTCGAAACATTTTCAAAGAAGGTGCTGCAGTAAATCCAGGTGGAATTACTGTTAACAAAGAATACGAGTTTATTAAGCTAGATACTTCTGTAAATATTTTTAGAACAGACCCTAACGATTATAATAACATAGAATTTACAGGAGCAACTTCAGGAGTTAAAGCTGTAGTCATTGAAGCTGTTGCCGCGGGTTCAGTCGATCCTGCAACACTATATCTTAGATACACTAAAACTTCAACAGGAACTTCATCTACTAGTCCTATTAGATTTACTCCTGGTGAGGAAATTTCTGGAGGAGGATTTACTCTTACAGTTCAAACAACAAACACTGTTGCTAATCCGTCATCAGGTATGGGTACCCGAGCTTCTGTTAATACCGGATCATTCTTTGTACAAGGCCACTTCGTTTTCTTTGAAGACCAATCAATCATTCTTTCAAAATACAGCAATAATGTAACAGCGACTGTTGGATTCAAGGTAATTCAAGATATTGTAAAAGCTTCAGACAATGAAGCTTTATATGATAATCAAGGATCAATTCCTAATAAGGCAGCAGCAGGTGCTGATCGATATAGAATTAGACTAGAGTTAATTGACAAAGCCAATGTTGATTCTGATGAAAATTTTGTTTTTTATGCTAATGTAATTAATAGTTCCGTTTCTGAATTTGCAAATGGAACAAATCAATATGCAAAAATTGCAGATTATGTTTCACAAAGAGCATATGAAACAAATGGTAACTTTAGTGCTAAGCAGTTTAGAGTTAAATTTGACGAGAATGATTCTGATAACACTAAACTTGATGTAGATATTTCTGCTGGTGTGGCTTATGTTAATGGCTATCGTGCTGAAAGCATGATTCCTAAAACAATTACTATTGATAAAGCACAAGAAACTACTGATCTTAATAACCAGGTTGTTGCTGCAAACTTTGGCAACTATGTTGAACTTGACTCAACAAACGATCCAAGACTAGAGGTGATGTTTAAGAGGCTTCCTAATCTAAACGCCTATCAAACTAGAAATTTAAGAGATTCTGCTAATCACTTAGGCACAACAATCGGTACTGCAAGAGCAAGATATATTGAAGAAGATGGTGCAGATTATAAGTACTATCTTTTTGATATTTCAATGAATAGCGATAAATCATTTCGTGATGTCAAATCAATTGGTGGCTCAACTTCAGACTATGTTAACGTTAAGCAAACACGAGGTGAAACTGAACTTAAAGGAGCTATTAATAATAATCTTCTATTCCCTCTTCCAAATAGTCGACCTAAGCAAATTACAGATATTAGTCTTGAAGTACAAAGATACTTTACTGGACAGTTTGACTTTTCTGGATCAGAAACACTTACGTTAACAGCATCAGGTGAAACTTTCGCTTCTCCATCTGAGTGGATTTTTACTCTTGATTCAAGTGGTAAAATGCTTACTAATAATGATGTGACTATCACTGGTACTGGCACAGCAACTATTAATATTTCAGGCGGACCAACAACAACAAACTTTGAGTTATTAACTAAAGTTGATAAATCTCAAGGTACTGTTAGATCTAAAACTCTAAATTCTCCTCCTACAACTGGACCAAAGGGTTTAGCAACCAATGGAACCTTTATTAGAACTACATTGGATTCAGATGGTACAGGTGCTGGAGTTCTTGCTCTAAATCTTGAAAAACCAGATTTGTTTAAGGTATTGCTTGTTGCTGATGGTGAATCTGATGGCACAGATATTTCAAGTAGATTTATTGTTGACAATGGACAAAGAGACAATTTTTATGCGCCAGCTAGACTAATTCTTAAGCAAGGTGCGGCGGAACCTGCTGGTAACGTTTTCTGCTCATTTTCATATTTTACACATGGTGCATCTGGCGATTTCTTTGCAGTTAACTCATATACTGGACAAGTAGATTATGCTGACATTCCAAACCACGAATTGTCAAATGGAACTATAGTTAATTTAAGAGATGTATTAGACTTCCGTCCTCGATTGACTGATGATGGAACTGACTTTGCTGGTGGTACTGCTCGTATTAACGAGCTACCAAAGCCTAACTCTTTGATTAGATTTGATCAAGAAACTTATATGCCAAGATATGATAAACTCATTATCAAAGAAACTGGAATGATTGAAATCATTCCTGGTCAATCAGATCTTTCACCAAGATTTCCAGAAACACCAGAAAATTCATTAGAGCTTTATAAGCTTAAGCTAAATCCTTTTACTCTAAATGATTCAGACACTGACACTGATCTTATTGAGACAAAAGTATTTACAATGGCAGACATTGGTAAACTTGAAACTCGTATCGATCAATTAGAAGAAATAGCTACGCTTAATGCTTTAGAAACAAATCTAAGAACATTTAGTGTTTTTGATTCAACAGGTGCTGATAGAACTAAAGCTGGATTTTTAGTTGATAACTTTTCTGATCAATTAGCATCAGCAGTTAATAATCCAGAATACGCTGCAGCGATTGATCCAAGAGAAGGAATAGTTAGACCTTCGTTTAATGAAGATCAAATCGGTTTTGTTTATGACTCAGATAAGTCAACCAATACAATTAAAAAAGGCGATAACGTTTATATTAAATATGATGATCTAAAGTTTATTGATCAGCCTTTATATTCTGGTACAATTAACGTTAACCCGTTTGCAGTTATTACTCATACAGGTCGAGTTCTTCTTTCACCACAATCAGACGATTGGCGTGAAGTAAAAAGAGTACCACCAAGAATTGTAGATGGAGGATTCAGACTTAATCCTGCACAGCAAAATCTTTGGAATAACTGGGAATGGCAGTGGGGTGGAACAGATCTTTCTAATCTTGCTGGTAGACAACTAGGTCGTTCAGTTTCGTCAGGATCTAGTCAAAGCGGTCGTACTATAACCACTACAACTACGACTTCAGTTACTAGAATTGTTCAAGGTGAAACTATTCGTGAAGTTATTGGCGATAGAGTTTTAGATGTTGCAGTTATTCCGTTTATGAGATCTAGGAAAATTTATTTTAAGGCTGAAGGCTTAAAACCGGAAACAAGACTATTCCCTTACTTTGATGAAAAAGATATTTCTCAATGGGTAAGAGAAGAAACATTCCAAAGAACTTCAGATGATCCTACTCAATTTGGGTCTAGACACAATAATGCAACTGAGCATCCTGAAGGTAAGTCTACTCTTATTACAGATGAGACTGGTAAAATTGAAGGATCTTTCTTCCTTCCTAATGGCGTTCAAAAATTTAGAACAGGTAGAAGAGAGTTTATGCTTTTGGACATTACAGTTCCAAAGCCTGCAGATTCTACTTCAAGAGCATTTGCTTCATATGAGGCAAACGGTATTCTTGAAACTAGACAACAAACTATTAGATCAACAAGAAGCTTAAATATTAGAACTGATACACGTACTGCAAGATCTGTAAGAAGAATTCCAGATCCACCTGATGACGGCAACCAAGGTGGTGATGGTGGCGGCGGTGGTGATCCTATCGCTCAAACATTCTATGTTCCAAGGCCAGATGGTATTTTCTGTACAAAGGTTGGTATAAGATTTGCTTCAAAAGATCCAATTGTTCCGGTTCAACTAGAACTAAGGCCTGCTGTTGAAGGTGCTCCTGCGGCATACCAAGTACTGCCGGGAGGTGTAGTATTTAAGGATCCGGCTGATGTGAATATATCTGCTGATGGTACTGCTATTACCTACTTTGAATTTGATGAGCCTATTTACCTGAATTCGTATACTGAATATGCATTTGTTCTAAAAGCTGAAACAATTGAATATAACGTTTACATTGGTAAAACAGGTGAATTTATTCTTGGATCTACTGAAAGAAGAATTACACAACAACCAACACTAGGTTCATTTTTCAAATCTCAAAACTCATTTATTTGGGAACCAGATCAAACAATTGATATGGCGTTTGAATTGCACACAGCTAGATTTAGACATTCAACAGCTGAAGCAATATTGGAAAATGCAGATCCATCAATAAACCTTTTAACAACTGATCCTATTGATGTAACTAGTGGGTCACCAGCAGCTATAGTATTCCACCCTGATCATGGGTTTACTGATGGTGATCAGGTTATGATCACCGGACTTGACTCATCTGCTAGATACGCAGGAATCTTAGGTTCTTCTATTATGGGTATCCGCGCAGTCGATAGTGCAGATAATGATTTCTTCAAAGTAGACTTTGATTCAGATGCAACCAATAGTGAAATTATTGGTAACAACTTAGTAGCAATGTCAAAACAGCAACTATTTGAACAAGTTGTTCCAGCTATCGATACTCTGGTGCCTACTTCTACTAGGATTACACCTACCGGTAGATTTACTACAGGACGGTCTATTGCTGGTAATGAAACAAAATACACAAAGGCAACTACATATTTAACTTTGGCAGGAAGAGAAAACAATTACTTTAACGTTCCTCAAATTATTCCTTCTAAAGAACAAAGAGTTAATAACCTAGGACTTGAAAAAGCTATAACACTAAAACTAAATATGTTATCACAAAGTCCTGATGTTTCTCCAGTGATTGATATGCAACGAGCTTCTATGTGGACAATTCATAATAGAATTGATTTCCAAAGCCAATATGGTGATTCTGCTGATAGAAATAATCCTATAACGTATGTTGATGAAACTAACACTCAAAACGGAACGTCTCTTGCTAAGCATATTACTAGACCAGTAACTCTAGAAAATGATGCCATTGGCCTTAAAATTTTGCTAGCAGCTAACCGGCCTTCAGCCTCTAGCTTTAGAGTTTACTATAAAGCAATTGGTGAAGATATACTATTTTCGGATACTGCCTGGACAGAAGTTATAAAAGAAGTTGATCAACCAACAGATGAAAATCCTTCAATCTTTAGAGATTATGAATATTTAGTGGGTGGAGAAGACGGACTATCAACACCATTCTCGAAGTTTATGCTTAAGATTGTTATGAACAGTTCTAACAATGCGTTGGTTCCTCAATTTACTGATTTAAGAGTGATAGCACTGAGCGCATAATGAACGCAGAAAATAAATTTGGAAGATTTGTTGACATTGAAGGTCATCCTGGCTGGAAAAGAGATATGAGATCTAATGCTATTGTTAGATCTAAAAGTGAAGATGGTAACGTTGCCAGGGCTGCTAAGAAGAAAAAAAAACAAATGGAAAATGATATAAATAACTTAAAGAATGAAATAGGTGAGATAAAAAATTTGCTCAAAATATTGGTAGATAAAAATGGCACGTAGAATTAAAATTGAAATTGATGATCTCGTAGATGATTGGCGCACCAAAACCAATACGTTAAGTAATTACTTTGGCGATCTTGACGAGCTTGCAACAGATGCAGACTCTGACCTCGTTGAAGCTATTAACGAAATCAACCTTAACTCTAAGGACTCTGCTGAAATCAATCGTATGATTGATTCAAACTTAGATTCTTTTTACGGTTTATATTTTCCAGTAGATTCAATTAATCTTGGGGATTTAGCAGTTGATTCAAATGCCATTCAAGCAAGATCAGTAGGTACATTAAAGCTTCAGCTTGATGCTGTCACAGGTATTATTATTGCTACTGATGCGATTGACTCAACTCATGTTGGAGCTCTCAGTCTT